GTAAATATGCTGATTTAAGTGCGATTGATAAAGCAATCCGTAAAGCAATCATTACGGCAGATTCAGGCATTAGCTTTTCACAAGGTGTGATTGATGATGCTAATGCGAACGGCAAGGTTTCACACAAAATTTATACTGTCATTCGTCATGTTAGTGGTGAAGAAAAGATCATCTACGGTGATTCATTCCCAGATGATTCAAACATGCAAAAGCAAGGTGCAAATGAAACCTATGCTAAGCGGACAAGTTTGTGTCTAGCATTCGGTATTGTTGCAGATGATGATGATGATGGGCAAGGCGTTTCATTACTTGAACAGTATCAGAAAAAAGAAGAGGAAAACAAACTTAAAGTTATTGCTTACCTTAAGGACAACATTAAGAAAGTTAATAAAGACGTTTCTGAACGAGTATTTGCCGTCTTAGGTAAGAAAGATAAGACGTTAGACCACTTGAGTTATCGTCAAGCTTTGATTTTAAGTGGAGCATTGATGTATGAACTTTCAAGAGAAAACACCGAAGAATAGGAAGGTATGTGAAGAATGAGACAAATTATAATTTCTGGAAACATTGGAAAAGATGCAGAACTACGAAGTACTAACAATGGCATGCAAGTGTCCAATTTTAATGTAGCAGTACGACAGAATCGACCAGATAAAGATGGTAATTATGGTACAGATTGGTTTAGATGTGCTGTATGGGGAAAACGAGCGCAGACAGTAAATAATTACTTTAAAAAAGGTAGTCATGTAACTGTCACGGGGACCTTAAATATTAGTCAATACAACGGTGAAACACAACTTAGTATTGACGTATCAGACTTTGATTTACCAGATAATCGAAATACAAATAATGTTAATTCAACACAGAAGAATAGCAACAATTTATTTAACAATGGTAGTCAATCAATTGATGTTGGTGACGACCAGCTCCCCTTTTAGAGGGACTATGGAGGTGATTAATTGGCACAAAGAAGAATGTTCAGTAAGAAAATAACAGATACGGATATGTTTTTGGATATGCCACTATCATCGCAAGCATTGTACTTCCATTTAAATATGCACGCTGATGACGATGGCTTTGTATCGAATGCCAAAACAGTTAAGAGAATGATGGGGTCTAGTGATGACGATTTAAAACTACTTTTAACTAAGAATTTTATATTCGTGTTTGAATCTGGTGTGGTGGTAATTAAAGATTGGAAAATTCACAATTATATCCGCAAAGATACCTACAATACAACAATTTATGGCGATGAAAAAGAGCAATTAGCTCAAGATGACAATGGTTCGTATACGTTACGTATACGGTCCGTCGACGACCCGTCGACACAGGTTAGGTTAGGTAAGGTTAGGTTAGGTAAGGATAGTAATATATATAGTTCATCTAACGATGAACCGCATATCGACTTGAAAACATTTAAAGAGATTATTAGCTACCTGAACGAAAAAGCAGGGACTAAATACCGAGCTAGTGGATCTAAAACACAACGATTAATTAAAGCAAGATTTAATGATGGCTTTAATGATGAAGATTTCAAGAAAGTAATCGATATTAAAGTAGCTGAATGGAGTAGCACAGATATGGCTAAATATTTGAGACCAGAAACTCTGTTTGGCACTAAATTTGAAAGCTACTTAAACCAAGAAGTTAAGAAAAGTAAAACAAATAAAGGCGGTGATTCGTATGGAGGACTTGAGTTTTAATCTTTTAAATCAAGCTAATTTAACTGATGAATATTGTAAAATCCACCCTAATCAGAAACTAGTGAGAGTAGGTGATGAACACGAACCTTTTTGTGCATTATGTGTTAGAGAACAACGAGAACAGCACTTGAACGATTTAGTGCTAAAGGGTGTGCTTAGCAACTATCATCGAGGGTTTAGGGATGTTTTAAAAAAGGATTCGATCGTAGATGATGAAGACTTATGGCAAGCAAGTTTTGAAAACTACGAGGTCAATAGTGGTACAGAAGCAGAAACTAATTTAAAAAAAGCACGACAGATTGCAGGCAAATACCTTAACCGTGATTATCAAGCTAATACCATTATTACTGGTAACCCTGGAGTTGGTAAGTCTCACTTAGCAATTTCAATGCTTAAAGGCGTTAATGATCATATTAAACCAAATGCTTCTTGTTTATTTGTATCAATTAATGAATTGATGCGGTTAATTAAGGATTCATTCAACCACTCAGATAGTCAATTTACTGAATCACGTATGGTTAATTTTCTAGGGCAAGTTAACCTCTTAGTATTAGATGACTTAGGAAGTGAAGCTTCGTTTAAACGTGAAACAAGAGAGGCTAGCGAATATGTTCAACAAGTATTATTTGGAGTTTTAAACAAGCGAAATCGGACGATTATAACCACTAATCTTAATAGTGATGAATTATCTAATATATACAATCCAAAATTGTTAAGCAGAATGTATAAAGGCGTTATGAAAAACGATGGAATTATTAAATTTAAAGAAACTCAAGATAAAAGGATGGCGATATTCTAATGTGTGAAATATGTGAAGGAACTGGAAGAGTTTATGTTGAAAGTCCAATTGGAGTACAAATTAATCCGTGCCCTAAATGTAATAAGGCTTACCGAAAGAGAAAAGGATACGAGTAATTGATTAAATTAACAATTCCAAGCGAACCAATAGCACAAGGGCGTCCAAGATTTGTTAGTCGAGGAAAGTTTGTAAGCACGTATGATCCGCCTAAATCAAAAGCGTACAAGGAACTAGTAGCGCAATATGCTAGAGAACAGTATCACGGAGAACCGTTAGACTGCCCATTGTATATTGTATTAAATGTATTTAGACCAGTGCAAAAGAGCATATCAAAAAAAGAACGTGCTAGGAGGCTATCAGGGGTTCATAGACCGACTGTAAAACCCGACATAGACAATTACTTTAAAGCAGTGACAGATGCCTGTACTGGGATTATATGGAGAGATGACGCCTTAATAGTAAATGCTAAGATGGGCAAATTCTATTCAGAAGAACCACGAGTAGAAATTTATGTGGAGGAGCTATGAATTTTAAAAATTTAACTAGTGAAGAACGCATTGTGGCTAATTTTATTAACGAAGCTTTTGAAGAACGCAATCAAAACATGATAAGTACTATTGTTTGGATCAATAACCACACTAACTATTTAGTTAATCAGCGTCCAGACGTACACAGAGCGATGAACAATTTAACAAATAGGCAATTTAACCATGTGATTTCAGAAATATTATTACCATTTTAGGAGGAATTAAACAATGACAATGGAACAGATTGTAACGGAATTATTTGGTAGTCATTGGACTATAGAAGAATTAGAAGGACTTGAAAAATCAGTCAAAATTTTAATTGAAGAAGATCGGAGACGGAGGTATCAGCAACGTGTGGGTAATTAAGAATTTAGCAAATGATAAATATTATAAAAAACTAGAGGAACACAACCATAAGTTAGATGCAGAACGTGAAGAAGCTACTACGTTTAATAGTCAAGAACGAGCAATTAGTAAAGCTTCAATCTTGCATGCAGAACTTAGTACGTTAGGACTAGGGATTAATTTTAAGGTGGAGGAAATCTAATGACTAAAGATAAGAAGAGAGCTAGACCAACAAAAGAACAGTGGCACGAACTTAATCGTTTATTAGATGATGTGGTTAAAATTGGCCATACTAACGAACGAAATTGCAGATGTAGAAAATGTACAAAATTAAATAATTATTCAAAATCTATTGGTTTATTAGACAAGGAAGCGACTGATGATGGGCGGTGGGATCAACGCAAGTTGGCTACGAAACATCGGCATGAAAAAGATGCTATTAAAGTTACTAAGCTGGCTTATCAAGGATGTAAGAGAGAGGAAATAGCTAATAGAATCGGGCGTAGTAGAGACTACGTTAGCAAGCTGGCAGTGGAATTTGACATTGAAATTCAAAGAAAATAAAAAAGCATCCCTCACAGAGGAACGCTTCGTAGCAATATATTCAACAAATATTATTATACTACGGGAGCTGAGGGCGTGTCATTATTACCAGAATTAGATGAAGTTAAGACCATAGAAAAAGTAAAATGTTTTTTTGAAAAAGAATTCCCAACATTGCAGAACATGGCACATACTGTATTTGTCGATATTAAATCGCCAGTAATTAGTGGCATGCCAGTATCCCATAGTGCTGATAATGGGGCGGAAACTAAAGTCACTTTACATGCTTATGCCAAAGATATTTTAGGTAAAGTAATTAAGGCATGCGGTGGTTTAGATAGCAAACATCGACAAATACTAGAAATGAAATATTTTAAAAAATTAACCTGGTATGAAATTGGAGAATTAACCGGCTATGGACGTAGTCGAGGCAGTGAGATACTTAATGAAGCTTTTCTACAATTTGCATGGGCATTTGCTGATATAGATGACTTTAGAGTCTTTAAATTCGGACAAAGAGACGACACACGTCGGACATAAGTAAGGTTATATTAGTATTATCGAAAGATTAGCAAATAATTGCCGGCAAGCAAAGTGGTTTTTTAATCTTTCAAGTAAGGCAAATGGTTAGCAAGCACGATTCTTTTCGACAAATAAATTATTAGGAGACGTGTAGCTTGTTGTAAGGTTCGACTCCTTACAGTCTTATCTAGGCTATAACATCGTGATCCTTGGGTTCGCTACCTTAAAGATGTTAAGTGAGATGTGGCGGAATGGGTAGACGTTTTAAGAGGCAACACAGGATGGTGTTGCTATGTAGGGTGCAAATCCCTACCAAGCACATTAAACGCGTCCGCGGCTCAAAAACGGACAATCTCCAAGCTGACTCTCGCTTTTTAGCGGGAGTTTTTGTATACTTAACTTAGTTTGGAAAAAGGTTAATAAATTGAGAGGAGGTTTACCATGGTGATAACAAGGGTGCAAGTTCAACAAAAAAATATTGACTGGGCTTTTAAGGAAACCGATTTAAGGGAAGATAAAAAGATTAAAATACAAGATGAACTGAATTGGTTACAGAATAATAATAAAAATTATTTAAATCCTACAATTAAACAGCTTGGAAGCTTTGCTACTCGTTTGCATGTACCATTTGGAAACCTCTTACTTGATAAAATTCCTGAGACGGAAAGCATACAGTTAGCTTTTAGAACAAAAGAAAATGTACCGGCAGAAGTTAGCCTTAATGTTCGAGCCATTATATATGAAATGCAACGTAAACAAGCATGGTTTAAAGAAGAAAGTGGATATGCCAATAAGAAGTTGGGCTTAATTGGTGTTGCAAAAGGCAAGCACTGTACAATTAGTGATGTAGTTTTAAAAATGAAAGAGTTTTTGAAATTAAATCATTTTAAGACTGCACGCGAACTTTTTAACGACTTGCGAAACCAACTTGCTTATCATGGAATTTTAGTCATGCAAAAAGGTGGCGTTGGCTTAGGAAATAATAGACCATTGGATGTAGAACAAGTTAGAGCATTTGTATTGCTAGATGACTATGCTCCTTTAATTTTTCTTAATCAAAAAGATAGTTTTACTGCTAGAATATTCTCATTAGTACACGAATTTGTTCATATATTGAGAGGTACTGATGAGTTATTTAGAAATGTGGATGAAACTTTAGAAGAAGAGCGATTTATAAATGAAGCTGTGGCACGTTTTTTAATGCCAAAAGATGATTTTGAAAAAGTGTTTGATTCTTTAGGAATAAACAAAGTCGCACGTTATTTTAATGTCAGTCCGTTTTCGGCAGCTATAAGAGCTAAAAATCTTAAATTAATGGATGACATCACGAGCTATTCTGTATTTGATATGGAACCAGTTCTTAGTAAAAAGAATAGTGGAGGCAATCCATATAATACAGCTTTAAGTCTTAATGACAATAGGTTCACATCGGCTTTGGTTAATTCACAAATGAATGGTACTTTGCCACCAACTAAGGCAGCATCTTTGCTTGGAATAAGCACAAAGATGCTAGGGAAAACTATAAGTATTTTTAACGAACGTGAGGTAGGGTTATGAGCGGATATCTAATTGATTCTAATATTTTAATTGTATCCAACCGTAACTATCGGCAGGATTATTTTCCAGTTGTTTGGGATTTTTTTAAAAATAACCAAGATGTTTATATATCTAACTATGTGTATGACGAATTATTAAAGTTGAATGATGACTTGTGTCAATGGACAAAAAACAATTATAAAAATCGAGTGTTGCCTTTGGAAGATTCGGTGACGGAGTACACGAAAGTGATTAATTATGTGGTTTCATCAGGTAAATGGAAACCAGCGGGATATGAACAATGGTCTAACGATGTTGATAAAGCTGATCCTTGGCTTATTGCTTATGCATTAAAACATGGTTTTACAATTGTAACCGATGAAAATAACACTGGTCCTAATGGAGGCTCAACTAATAATGAACCTAAAATTCCATTTGTAGCCTCTTACTTTAAGGTGGATACAATTAATTTTTGGGAACTATTAAACAGGAAACATTTCAAAGCGCAGTAAAAATGTTACTGAACGGGTGCAGGCTGATGCTCGGCTAGATAGGTGGTACAAGGATAAGAAGCGTCGTGCTAAACAGCATGGCGCTTTTAGTTTGGAAAAGAAACAGAGGAAGCAACATGCCAAGAACAAGAAGATGCCGCTATCCTAACTGTCATGCGATGGTTACGTTCCCTGACCACTATTGTAAGCAGCACTATGAACATGAGGCTGAGTACTTGGCTAGTCGGCAACGTTGGTCACGTAGTAATGATAAACAATATACACACAAGTACAACACGGTCACTCGCTATCGCAATGAAGATAAGCGTCAGCAATACAGCTTCTATCGTACAAGGCAATGGTCACACCTAAGACAACAAGTCCTAGAGCGTGACCATTACTTATGTGCTTACTGTAAAGTGCAAGGCATTATCACGCCTGCTAAGACAGTCGACCACATTGTCCCAATTGAGTTTGACGAAACACTGAAAGCTAACGTTGATAATTTAGCTGTAATTTGTGGGAGTTGCCATCGTGTTAAGACAGACTGGGAACAGGCACACTACGGCACTGGTCAAGGCAACGAGTTACAAAGCGTAACACCAATCAATGATGTATCGTCAATCGTTGTGTTAATGGATAAGGAGTGAAGGTATTGAAATCATATTATATTGAATCAATTAATCTGTGGATTATTTGTGTGAATGCTGACCGCTTTGTTGATGCGAAGACAAAGGATGCTATTAGAAAGCAATGGCGTCAACAAGTTCACACGGCCAAAGATGTCGTCGTAATTGATCAGTTTATCGCACCGTTTGAGTTCATTGGTAAATCAAGTGCAACCATTGATACTGAAACAGTTGCCAAAGTTATTAAACAGTCAGAGTTAAAGTGCGAACACCTTAGTCAGATACTAGGGCAATAGAAAGGATAGTGGCAGTCATGACGAATAGATATGATAAGATTCCTGACCACAAAGTAATTAAATCAGCAATGCAACAGGAACTAACCGATAAACAAATTGAGTATGTTAGAACTGAAATTGAAAAAGCTGTTCTTGAAAATAAGCACAAGGTTTACATTGGCCTTGATAGCTTTAATCCCAGTCAAAAGAAAAAGCTGGGTCAGGTCCTAAAAAGTAAAGGATATAAGTTTGTAGAAGAATTAAGCCGGTCATTTATGGTCAATTTATAAGCACTTGTCGTGCGATTTAAGCGACTTTAAATTTATGAGTGTAATTGTACTAGACGAGAATTAAAACAACCCCCCGCCCCTTATATGACCATATGAGAGCACACACATAGCCGTCATCTTGTGGCGCAGACTAATTTTTAAACTTTTATATAGGGGGGGCTATCGAATGAAAAGAGGTGAGATTTAGGGATGGTTAAAAAAGTCTTTTATTTGCAGAATGACGGGCATTTATCACAGGACCCGCCTAAACAACTTGATAGATATGCGAAAGAATGTTGGCGTAAAGTTGTGCCTTTTTTAGAAAGTACTAACAAGGTACAGCGAATTGATAGTACGTTGGTCGAATTGTACTGTACACAGTATGAAATTTATCGAAAATCGTACGAAGATGTTCAAAAAAATGGCATTCAAACTAAAGCGTATAAATCACTGCAAGATAACATGGGCGAAATTGTTGGAAAAGACTTAATTGGATATAAAAAGAATCCAGCAATTGGGACTATGAAAGATGTGGTTACCTTAATGACTAATATTGGCTCTGAACTGGGATTATCTCCTAAATCTCGGGCCGAGTTATTTAAAATTGTAAAAAGTACCAATAAGAAATCTGCTACCGATAGTATGAAAGAATTTTTCGGTAAGTAGATTTTTTTAGTGGGGTGAATCAATGAAAATAGATCTAACGCAAACACATGATGTGATTGGTGCTTATAAAAGCATTGATTATTCAGAAATCAAAAAGAAATATCAAGATGAGGGAACTAAATATTGTTTTGCGGTGCTGGATGGAGAAATAATGGCTGGTTATGATATTCAGTTAGCTTGTTTCAGGCACGTTCAAGATTTAACACGGCAAAACACCGAGGACTTTCCTTACACTTATTCAGTTGAACATGTTCGGAAAATCCTGCTCTTTGCTTCGGTTTGTCCAGAAATGAAGACTAAGAAGCCAGTTAAACTGATGCCTTGGCAGAAGTTTATTTTAGCTTCACTGATCGGTTGGAGAAATAGAAATGAAGACAAGCGTTTCACCAGGGCGATTGTATCTGTAGCTCGGCATAATGGTAAAACTTATTTAATGGCTATTATCACGCTTTACAGTTATTTGATTGAATCATTGGGCGAATCTAGTCAAGATTTCTTAATTAGTTCAATTAATTTCAAACAAACAAGTAAGCTGATGAGTTATGTTAAACAAATGCTAATTGATTTATCGCAGAAAGCACCTTTTAACGCTTTGATTGAAGATATGCAGATTAATCCTAAATCACTGGCATCGCAATCAGATACAATCGTTTCTCCAAAGCTGTTTAATCGTATTTTGGCGGTCACTTATGAATCCGGACAATATGATTCGTTCCATTTTAAAACAGCAATCGGTGATGAATTTGCCGACCCAAAGGTTTCTGATAATAGTAAGATTTCAAAAATCACTTCTGGACAGGTTGATGTTAGCAACAAACAATTTATTCAAATTGCTACAGCCTATCCTAATCCAACCGTTCCTTTTAGAAAGGACGAAAAAAGAATTGTTGAGGTTATGGAAGCCGATTACAAACGTGAGGGTGAAAATTATCTTGTTTTAAATTGGTGTCAAGATTCGGAAGAAGAGATGTACGAACCAGAGACGTGGGAAAAGAGTAATCCCTTGCTTGGAATGCAGGAAAAACGAGCAAAAATGAAACTTGATATTAAGAGTGAACGTGACAATGACTTATTGTCCGGCAATAGTATTGAGTTTTTAAATAAGTCAATGAACGTTTGGACTGAACAATCTAAAGATAGTTTTTTGAAACTAGCTGATGTTGAAAAGACTGTAATTCCAGAATTTAATAGGAAAGGCAAGCAAGTCTATATTGGCTTTGATTATTCCATGTTTTCTGACAATACGGCAATTGCTTTTGTGTATCCGCATGAGGATAAATGGTATGTTGAACAACATTCCTTTATTCCATGGCAAAAAGCGGGAAGTATGGAGGCTAAAGAGAAACAAGATGGTATTAACTATCGGGAATTAGCAGAAAAAGGTTATTGTACAATCACTAGTCACCCACAGGGATTAATTAACGACGATCAGGTTTATCAATGGTTGATGGATTTTGTAACTGATAATCAGTTGGAAGTTCTATTTTTTGGTTACGATGCTTGGGGTGTAACGAATGCTATTAAACAATTAGAACTAAATTCAGGTTGGCCGTTGGAAGCAATTCGACAAAGGACGAGTGAGCTGAAAGAGCCGACAAAGTTCTTACAAAAAGTATTTGTTGAAGGAACTATTGAACGTCCAGATGATGCAATTATGGAAAAAGCTTTAATTAATGCTGAAATTGTAGAAGACAAAATTGGTATTCAAGTTGATAAGGCAAAAGCTACTTTTAAAATTGATGTGGTTGATGCCATTATCGATGCGCTATATCAAGGGATGTATCACTTTGAAGACTTTGCAGATGTAAACAATCCTGACAAACAAGTCGATCGGATGACGGAAGAACAAGTATTGGAGTGGTTTAATAGCCCGGAATCGGGATTGCTAGGAGATGATATGAATGATTTTTAAACAATTTTTTGGAACTATCTGGCGTTACTTTGATGTGTTGTGCTTTATTCTAGGTATGATTGCTGGAGTATATGCAGCCTTTTTATTTGGTCAAGCACAAGGTGTTCTAGCAATTGCGGTAGCTTTGTTTTTAGTTGGCTGGCTTTCAGAAGTCGTAACCGCTGGCCAAAAAGGAGGTGATTAATAGTGCCTTTTTTTGAACCACCAACAGCAAAAAACAATTCAGTTAATATTCAAAGCGTTCCGGTAGATGACGACAATATAGTTAATTTTTTGTCACCAACTGGCGATAATGAATATGTTAGTGCCAAAGACGCTTTGGAAAATTCGGATATCTATTCAGCAGTCAATCAAATATCTGGAGACTTAGCTACGATACAGTTAACGGCAAACATGCCACGAGCGCAAGGTATTCTAAACAATCCCAGCACGACAGCTAACGGACATACGTTTTGGCAGTCTATGTATTCACAACTTTTATTGGGTGGTGAATGTTTTGCATATCGCTGGCGCAATCCTAATGGTTTAGATTTACGTTGGGAATATTTACGACCTAGCCAAGTGCAAACCTACTTATTAGATGATGGTAGTGGTTTAACCTATACGATTACCTTTGACGAGCCTGATTTGGGTGTTCTTCAATATGTACCGCAGTCTGACATGATTCATATTCGCTGGGCTAGCACCGATGGCGGTATGACAGGTAACAGTCCATTAAAAGCATTATCGAATGAGTTACAAGTCAAGAGTTCGTCTAATAATTTAACGCTAGCTGCATTAGCACGTTCAATTAGTGCTCCCGGCGTTCTATCTATTCAGCATGGTGGACTGCTAAGCGAGAAAATGAAGGCTAGCCGTTCACGCAACTTCATGAAACAGGTGAACAGTTCCAACGGTGGCCCAGTCGTTATTGATCAACTTGAAGATTATAAACCGCTAGAAATGAAAGCTGACGTTACTAAACTGTTAAGCCAAACAGATTGGACGAGCAAGCAAATTGCTAAAGTCTTTGGTATTCCTGATAGCTACTTAAACGGCCAAGGCGACCAGCAAAGTAATATTGACCAAATTAAAGGCATGTATACCAACGCCCTTAATCGTTATTTACAGGCAATTTTAGCTGAGTTGGATAATAAGCTTAATGCTAAGATAACGGCCAATATACGGACTGCTGTAGACCCATTGGGAGACTCGTTTGCAAATACCATATCGGGGCTAACTAAAGATGGCACAATTGCTAACAATCAAGCAACTTGGTTACTACAGCAGACTGGTTATTTCCCAGATGAAATGCCTGCTGCTAAATCAGAAAAAGGAGGTGATAATGATGACAAAGAAAGTGATGATTAAAGGTGATATTGTTGATGATCAAACAGCCGGTTTCTATCAATTCTTCGGAATGCCAGCAGTATCGCCTTCGGGTGTTGCTGACATTTTAAATGATGACAGTGGCGATGACGATGACAGTGGTGATGATGAAGCACTTGAAGTTGATATTGCTTCCAATGGTGGCGATGTTTTTGCAGCTAGTGAAATTTACACTATGCTAAAGAACTATGCCGGCAATGTAACAGTTAACATTCAAGGCTTAGCTGCTAGTGCGGCAAGCGTGATTGCTATGGCTGGTGACCATATCAACATTTCACCAACCGCTCAAATCATGATTCACAAGGCTTGGTCACAACCAGCCGGAAATGCGGACGATTTGGAGCATGAAGCCAGTGTTTTAAATGGCATTGATCAATCAATCGCCAGTGCTTATGAAGCCAAAACTGGCATGGATCAAGCCGACTTGCTGCAATTAATGGCAAATGAAACATGGTTAACCGCTAGTGATGCTGTTGATAAAGGTTTCGCTGACGAAATTATGTTTGCTAATGATCAACAATTACAACCGGTTAATGCCATTTCACACATTCCGCCTAAATCTGCAGTTAATAAGCTGATGAATTTAATTTACAAGGTGGACAAGGATAAAGCTAAGCCGTCTAAAAAAGAAAATACTACTAATGGTCAATCTGCTGAATTACGAAACAGCAAATTGGCTGTTTTATTTGAAAAAAATCAAAAGGAGGCCAACTAATGGCTAATATTAACACAATTAATGATGCTTGGATTGCCCAAGGTCAAAAGGTATCAGACTTGAACGACAAGTTAAACGCAGCTGTCCTTGACGACAGCTTTGATCAAGACAAATTTAAAGCAATGAAACAAGACCGCGACAATGCGGTTGCTCGTCGTGACGCTTTACATGAACAATTAGAAGAAGAACGCAAGGCTCAAGAAATTGCCAACATGAATGATAAGGAAAAAGACATCAAGGATGAGTTCATTAAGAACTTCCAAGGCATGATTAAAGGTGACCCTAAAGTTATGAATTTAGTAACTTCATCTACTGATGAAAGTGGTAACGCAATTGGTTTGACTATTCCCCAAGATATTCAAACAGCAATTAATACGCTTGTTCGTAAATACGATTCATTGCAACAATACGTTAACCGAGAAGCTGTTACAACTCAATCTGGGTCACGAGTTTACGAAAAGTGGACTGACGTTACTCCATTAGCTGACTTAGATGATGAAACCGCTACTATTGGTGATAATGATGATCCTAAGCTATCCATCATCAAATACACAATTCATCGTTATGCCGGGATTACTACCGCAACAAATTCTTTGCTAAAAGATACAGCCGATAATATCTTAGCTTGGTTATCTGGATGGATTGCTAAGAAAGTTGTTGTTACTCGTAATGCTAAGATTATTGCAGCAATGAACGCAGCACCTAAGAAACCTAGTTTAGCTAAGTTCGACGACATTATCACCATGATTAACACTGCTGTTGATCCTGCCATTAAGTCTACATCATTCTTAATGACAAATACTTCTGGTTTAAATGTACTTTCAGAAGTTAAGGATGCTATGGGACGTTACCTATTGCAACCAGATCCAACACAACCTGATCAATATTTAATCCGTGGCAAGCGAATTGTTGAAGTGGCTGACAAGTGGTTGCCTAACGTTGGAACTGCATCAGCACCGGCTTATCCACTTTACTATGGTGATTTGTCACAAGCGGTAACCTTGTTTGACCGAGAAAGCACTTCATTGTTGACCACAAATATCGGCGGTGGTGCTTTTGAAAAAGACCAAACTAAGATTCGTGTAATTGACCGCTTTGACGTTGAACCTACTGATACAGAAGCCTTTGTTGCAGGTTCATTCAGTACAATTGCTGACCAACCAGCAAACTTCGCAGCTAGTGCAGCTCCAGCAGCCACTAGTAAATAATTAGTCAATTTATGTCGCTAATAAATACACAGTACAGTGATAAACTGGGCGGCTAAGTAAGGATGTGATTTAAATGGCAGCCAATTTAGAAACATTGAAATCATCTTTGCGAATTGATGGGGATGATGACGACGAGCTGTTAAAAGGCTATTTGTCAGCAGCCACTAGCTACATTAAACAAGCCATTGGTGACGACAATAGCGTTCTAGGTTTCTATGAAATGGAAGGCGTGAGCAACTTGTTTGAAACTGCTGTTTACGCCTTAGCTGGTTCATACTGGTATTACCGGACATCAATCACTTCAAACGCCGTTAATCCAGTTGACTTAGTTGTTGATTCAATCATTGGCCAATTGCGAGGTCTGTATAACCAAAAACAGGATGAGGTGAACGACAATGGCAATTAATAGGTTAACTCCAGTTGATTTTAACCAACGTATACAGATTGGCACTGTTAAAACTGTTCAAAATCCTATTAATGGGACTAGTAAACAGGTATTTGTTAGTCAGTTTAGTTTATACTGCGCACCCTATACACGATCAATTGCGTCTTCGTATCAACTTACAGCTGAACAATTAGAGCAAGTAGTAGTCATTATTAGGCATAATCCTAAAGTTTATGAAGGTATTCAATGTAAGTATAAAGGTAAATTTTACGATGTCGTCAATGACAGCATAGATGATTCTAGTAATTATCTATCTTGCGATTACTTGACACTCAAAAAGGTTACTAAGGGGGCTTAGCTATGGCAAATGGTAACATAGCCGACCAATTAGAAGCGTGGCTTAAAGATGTCCACAAGCTAGTCCCTAACGAAGCTGAACAAGAAAAGATAACCAAAGCTGGAGCTAAGAAACTAGCTGATAACTTGACGGAAGTCACACGGAAGAAACATTACAGCTCACATAAAGACGAGAAGTACGGACATATGGCTGACAATATAAGCTATAACAGCAATGACATAGACGGTGAACATGATGGTAGCTCAATTGTTGGGTGGACTAACAAGTATCATGACATGAATGCTAGGCGGTTAAACGACGGTACCAAGCACATTAAAGCTGACCACTTTGTTGATGATAACTTAGCTGACTCACAAGATGATGTCTTTAACGCCATGCTAGAGGAGTATAAGAAGGGGGACGATGACTAGTGTTATTACCAGTATCACAGGTAGCCAGCCTAGTTAACGCGCTCAATTTTACGTGGCTCGATAAAGTCTACCTTAATGAGATACCTAACGAAGATTTAGACAACACTGATATTACACTCATGCTATTACAAGAGACCGATTCAAGTCCGGCCTACCATGCAAACAGTACGTTTAAAGGCCTAGCAATGGGTGTTGAAATTCAAATCTTCTATAAGGTCAACCTAGCCGATGACTTTAATCCGATTGAAGCTGAGATAGCTTTGATGAAAACTCTTAAAGATGCTGGCTGGTTAATTGTATCTAGTCAGCACCACACAACTGATCCAGATACCAACCAATTGACCAAAACAATTTACGTAACTAAAAATGAAATGATATAAAGGAGAGATTTATAAATGTCAAAACATAATATTGTTAAAGCAACTTTTGCTTTACTAGACGATAACGGTGACTTAATTAAAGATGCTACTAAAGGACTATCTACTGACGGAATCTATGTTGCCGATCATAATGGCGAAGGTTTCAGTCAAATCAACGTATCTGCCATCGAAGCAGCTGGAACTCCCGGATGGGGAAACGGACAAATCAAGCGTACGGCTTATGGTAAGTCTATGCCTACGCTGGCTTTAACCGCTTTAGACTTAGACTTTAAGATTAATCAAATGCTTAAAGGATTTACACAAAATCCTAATACAGGTGCATGGGTAAGACAACTACCTAAGCCACATGTGGCAATGATTGCCGAATCACAATCACTAGATGGTGACATCTCAATTTACGAATGCTTCAATAACATTGAATTTGTTGAAGAAGCATCTAACAACTCAACTGATACTAACAGTGAAGCAGCTTACTCAACTGGCTTCAATGGTACTGTTTTAACACCATTGAAGCCAAACATTTTCTTAGCTGCCAATGGCGTACAACAACCTTATATGATTGCCAAGTCAACTGATACTGGATTTGATTTAGACAAACTTTATGC